TCAACTAATAAAACTGTAACCGTTCCAGTTTTATTAGTTGAATAACCGTTTGACGTTGGAACAACAATAAAATCGTTCATTTGAGAAGAAGATAGAGTTCCCAAATATAGGAAACTATCGGAACCAGAAGGAGGAGTTGTTATCCCGACAGTAGCGATAGAATTAGTTGCGCTACTAGAAAAATTTGTGTTTGATATTTTTCTATAATCAAATTCTGTATTATTAAATCCGTTTGATGATAATGCATTTTGACCAAATGGATAGATCATACCATTCAAATATGGTGATTTGATAGAAGCGATATAATTATTAGAAGAAATACTATAATCTAAAACAATATCACCAACACCTTTAAGAGCACCATCGTAATAAATTACACTTTTTACATTATTAAAATTAGAACCAGGATTCATCGAAATATCAAATAGATATAATCTATACTGAGCTGTATTTGCTCCTGGAGATCCGCTATTATAAGAAAATCCTCTTATGTACGCTGTTCCTATTTGCGTTGTTGGAGAAAAACTGGTACCTAGGAAAGTTCTATTAGTTACAGAAGTTTTTGGAACGCTGTGTAATTGAACTTGAATGATTTTATTTGAATCGCCGAATTCGCCAGACAATTCGTCTAATAACACATAATAACCAAAATTCAAAGAAACATTTTGTTGAGAAACGTTGGCATAATCTGTTCCTCTTCTCGCTTTGAATGCATTACTATTAATAAACTGAACTCTGTAACCGTTAACGTAGCCTATTCCTGCGCTAACCAAAGCATTATAATGAGTGGCGTAATCCGGATCAGATGTATTTGCCAAACTTTGTGATGAAACAATAAAAGGATTAACTACGAAGTTTCCATTAGTTTCGTACGATCTACGTGCTTCTTCTATAGCGATAGAATTAAATTGGGTATCCTGTCTTATTGTTATCGGCGCGCCTTGTTTGAAATCAACCAAAGAAAAGAAAGTTGTAGTATTCGCTGTGTTTGTTGGTATTGTAACAAGTGTAGGAATTAATTTAAGGCGATCAGCACCCGGCGCAGAATAATTTGGGGCACCAGCAGCGTTATCATAAAGGCTTGTATCATTACTTGCAGTTATTAATTCTTCAGTAGCCTCGAATCCAACAGAAATACCATCGGGCTGATTTGAGTATTTGTCGATTACAGCGGTTTGAGGATCAACATAAATGAAATACCCCTTTTTAAAAATAATACCTTCAGTTGTAGTAAACGCGTAACCTTTTCCTGATACATTAGCAACGTTTGCTGACACTACAGTTGCAACAACTAAATTAGCAGAAGAAATAAAAGTTAGAAGTTCGCTATTTGCGAATTGCGTTTGAGGAGCGCCGTTACTGTAAGTTCCTGTGTTCAAATATTTAATATATAATGTGTTTAGATCAGGATTATTAGAATACAATCCTGGTAAAGAGTTAATAACTGTAGCAGTCAACCCGTTGGGATTTGTGACGCTATATCCAACCAAATCCGAAACCGTTAAAGAAGTACCATTCGCATACGTATCATTCAATTTGACGTAGTTGTAATTGTTATCAAACGTGAAAGTACAACCTTTAATTACCGAACCTTCTTTGAATATATTTTGACCGAACGAGGTTATTTGGTTCTGTAAAATTGATTGAAGCTGATTTAATTCTCTTACTTGAACTGCCGTACCAGGCTTAAACAATACTTTATAATATTGTTTTGTTGGATCATAGTCATCAAAATAAGGACTTGTATTCAAATTAGTATCAAGAAGGGATGTATTCGATGCCATTATTTCCTCTAAAATTTAATAACTATGTTAACTTGTTCAGTTGATGTTGCATTTACATTAAAAGGGGTCATATTTTCTAGATATATTACTTGACCAGATTCTCTAACTAAATCAGGCAATTTCACTAAGCTCATTATACCAACAGAACCGGAAGTATTACCAACAATTTCATATCCGGATATTTGATAAACACCGAATTCCCCTATAAATGGTGTAGTGTTAGAACTTACGATACTTCTAACATCATCCAAAACCAAAACGCTATAAACATTATTTATAGTTGAAATTTTACTTCCTGAAGGATTTTTAATAGTATCTCCAACGTTGAACGGTTTATTTGTAGTTTCGTTAAATCCCGTCATATTCACCGCAGATAATTTCAAATAGTTCGATGAATTGTTAGCGTAAGTAACAACAGCGTTAGAACCTGTGTTAGCGTTTATTAAGATATCCCCGACGGAGAAAGAGGCGGAAGCATTGTAAACTAAATCTAACTCGTCAGTTTTACTAATTATTCTTCCTGTTGCGTAAGTAGTGTTTTGTGTAACATACTCATACAAATTGTAGTTATTTGTATTTGATGATAACGTTATTCTCGCTGTTTGATTGAAACTACTACCGAAATTAACTGTTGAATTTACCGTTCCATTTGATGTGTATATAGAATCAATGTTGGCGTAATTACCATTTAAACTTTCCGTAATCAAATCATTTTGTGAAAATTTTCCAACTACGTTCGATACTCTTATTTGTGTATTTGAAATCACTTGAGTCATAGTAGCGGTACCACCGCTTGTGCTATCCACTAGAGCTTCTGTATTAGCGGGTAAAATAAAATAAACCACATTAGAAGAAGTACAATGGCTGTTTGCGCCAGAAATAAGACCGTATAATAGAGTAGAAGAATTAGCTAAATTAGAAGAATCAAAATTAAACGTTCCGCCATAATTATCTAATACTATAGAGCTACTATTACTTGTAGAAATTACTCCAGCAGCGTTTGAAGAAGGTTGATAAACTATTTCTCCTATAGAAAAAGTTCCGCTGGTATTACTAATGCCTAATTGAATTCTATCGAAATCAGTTAGATTAATAATTGCATCTTTGATCGCAGGGTTTTTAATTATTCCTATGGTTCTATAAGAACCGTATAAAGGTAAACTATAGTTTTCGTTTACTGCAGTGTCAAATTTGGTGTATAATCCGGCGTAAATAGCGCCAAGTTCTGTATAAGCGTCATAGCCATGACCGTTTACAGGGCTTATTTGAGGTTGTACAATTGCGCCACTTCCATATAATGTGTTTGAAGAAATTGAAATGTTAGCTTGTGTATAACTCTCGCCGCCATTAATTAATATAATCGAAGAAATTGATCTGGAAGGATTATTACCGCTTAAATCAACGGTGCAATATGCTAGAGCTCCGTTGCCGTCTCCTTCAATATTAACCTTTGGGGATATTACATATTCCGTTAACTCGTTTGGAGAAGTATAAGAAGAAACCACTAGAGCGTTACCAGAAGGAACGCCGTTCGCGTATGCAGATACAACGGGAACGCCAGAAAGAAAACCGCCTTCTATAGTCGACACAGTTATATTTGGATAAGAAATATTATTGTTGATATAGGCTTTAGCTTGAGAATACAAACCATAAGCGTATAAATTAGCAAGGTTATTTACGTTACCATTAACATTATTAAGAATCATATTAGAAGAATTAGCAAAAGAAACAGTTCCATTAGCGCCTTGGCTAGTGTTGCTACTGTCAACTATTACAACCGTTTCTCCTAAAAAGAAAGAAGAATTAGAAGGTTGAGTATTACTAATAGATAATTCAGTAGAGTTAAGATTAGTATAAACTACCGCCCCCTCATATGTTTGTTCGCTAAATCCGTTAATACTTATTGCGTTGTTAACATAATAACAATTCGCGCTAGTCAATATGTTATTGAACGGATAATTCACTGTAATTATTGAAGAATTTACTGAAACAACTCTTCTTAAATTTGTGTTTGCATTTTCGCCGATTCTTATGTAGCTACCGACCGAAAAATCATTAGAAAAATAATTATTTGAAACAGCGACAACGTTTGAAGAGTTATTCGAGATCGATACTTTACCGTTACATTTAACCGCTGAATATGAAGTATCATACATAGGGTAATTTGGGGACAATCCTTTAAATTGTTCATTAAGTACGATATTAGTAGAGTTACTGAAATTAATAGTTCCGTAGACGCCAGTGTCAGATTGAATAAGAGTGTCGCCAGTGTTTAAATAACCAGATTGATAATAATATGTTATATAAGCAATATTTTGATAAATTAAATTGCCTATGTTGAAAATACCATTAACATTACTTAATTGTAAATTTTCATAATAATTAAACGGAGGATTTACGGTTATAAGCTTAGTTGTTCCGCTGTAATTTACGATGTTGGCCAGCTGGCCAGCACCAAAACCAGCTTTAAAATAAATTGAAGAACCTGAATAATAGTTGTCGGAAGGCGAAGAAGTTGATGGTAACTGAACAACGTAATTATTAACTACAGACTGTAAAAACCCTTCTTCGTAAATTTGATAGTTTGTTCCGCCGTTAGTTAAAACCAAACTATCAATCGTTCCAGGAACGGCATTTCCTTGAACCGCATTGTTTGGAGTAA